GTCGAGCAGGCATGCATACACCTGGTCGCGGCGAGGTTCCGCGAGCGCGACCGGATCGGAGAGCAGAGCAAGGTCATCCAAGGCATGCAGGTCAATTTCAGTATCAAGGACATGCCTGCCGACGTGGTCTCGATGCTCAATTTTTACAAGAAGGTGGTACCCGTATGAAGCGGGAAGCAGGAAGCAGGAAGCAGGAAGCAAGAAGCGGGATATTCTTTTCTGTTCACTCTTCACTGCTCACTGCTCACTTGCGACGGAGTCGCGCATGATTCAGGGCTGGATTGTCGGAGACAGGGAGCTTGTGGCGCGCCTGGAGGCGATGCCCGGCAAGCTCAAAGACGGGATCGGAAGGGCCGTTTTGTCCCTGGCCGTCGAACTCCAGGGCAACGTCATGAGCGGCAAGCTTTCCGGCCAGGTGCTCAAGGTGAGGACAGGCACCCTCCGCCGCAGCATCACGCAGAAGGTCGATATCGGGGAAGATTCGGTCTCGGGGACCGTGGGCACGAACGTCACCTACGCGGCCCGGCACGAATACGGCTTTACGGGAACCGAAAGCGTAAAGGCGCACCTGCGGACGATTACGCAGGCTTTCGGCAGGCCGCTCAAGGAAGGCTCGAAACAGATATCGGTTCGCGCCTTCAGCCGCAAGATCGACTACCCGGCGCATTCGTTTCTGAGGTCGGCCCTGGCCGAAATGGAATCAAAGATCCGCGAGCAGCTCGCAAGCGCGGTGCAGGCCGCCGTAAAGGCATAGGGTTATTCACCACGAAGAGCACGAAGCTCACGAAGAAAGGAAAGCAAATGGATAAGGTAAGGGCGAAATTCAAGGTAGACGAGATCCGGCGGATATTTACCAGAGTCCCTACAGTTGACGGAGGCAAAAAAGAACGTGGTGAGAGTGACCCTATAGTTTGGGCCAATGGAGAGGTCAGGACAGTAATAATGTCTCCCGTCTATGGCCAAGGTGATCCGGATCACGAGAATACTAAGTTCTGGACGGTTACACCCTCCGGCAGACTGGAACTGGGATGCGCGAATTTGGCGGCTGCAGAGATGTTCGAACTTGGGCAGCAATATTATGTCGATTTCACAAAGGCTTAATAAGTCTTTCTTCGTGTTCTTCGTGCTCTTCGTGGTGAGAAATCTTTTGTGAAAGGGAGTCTAAGAAATGCTTCAAAAAGGCACAGTCAAGTGGTTCAGCGACAAGAAGGGATACGGCTTCATAACGATGGAGCAGGCAAGTTCGGACGTTTTTGTTCATCACAGCCAGATTGACATGGATGGCTTCCGCACCCTCGCGGAAGGCGACGAAGTGGAATTCGAAACGCAGATGGGCCGGAAGGGGCTTGAAGCCGTAAGGGTGCGCAAGCTGTGAAGGTAACTCCATAAACAGGAGAGGATCATGAAAAAGGCAATCCTGATACTCGCAATTCTTTTGGTCCTGGCGCTACCGTCATTAATGGCTGCCGCGACGGCCGGCCCTTATCTCGTGTGCAACAAATACACCTACACGCCGCCCAATACCGGGGACACTTTGAGCTTCAACGTCCTGGGGCTACCGTCCAGCATCACGGCAACCAATATACCACCTGATCCTACAGGCAATTTCGGCTTCTCACTCAGCCTGACAGGCATTCCGGTAGGGACATACACGGTCACAGCGGTGGCCTGCAACAACGATCCAATATGGGGGCAGGCGTGCAGCGCACCCAGCAGCCCTTGCACATTTACTGTACCCGCAGCCCCGTCCGCACCGGCGGGTTTGGGCATATCCAGTACTCAGTAACCTGCACGATCAGGCGGAGATGAACGGATGGAAGGCTGCGAGTTATTGGTGTTGAACTTTGAGCCCGGCACAACCGACCCATACGCTTGGCGAATGGGCCATGTAATCGATGTTAAGCCTGCCGGATGGACCTGGGGCGACCAGGAATGTTTGCCCAAATTTGTCATACTGCAGGTGTCGGATATGGATGTAACAACCGGCCAGCAGTATTTAGCAGCCCTGCGCGATTCAAACAACAATGTAGTGGGTATTCGGCAATGGATTTTTAATTTTCCGGCCATTCCGGCGACGCCTCCGCACGGAGCGCCCCCGGCCATGACCCAGGCCATACAGGTTGCTAATAACCTGGCGGCAAACGGCGTGAGCACCATCGCCACGGCGGACCTGACGCCTATGATAACCCAGGTAACGGTGAGCAAAATAGTCACAGTCAAGCCCTCTGGTGGAAACTACACCTCGCTCAACGCCGCCCTGGCCGGTGAATCGACGAACCTCGTCACCAACACGGAGCAAATGATGATTGCGATCACGCCTCAGCAAAACGCCATAATTAATGAGGCCAACGCTTTCGAGACAAAAATCGGATCGGTGCGGGCAAATTACGGGACGGCGGACGAATTCACGAGTCAATATTTCTACCAGGTGCAGAATCTGCCCGGAGTGCCGTGAGGATGGTCCAATGACAGGCCGTGAGAACATATTTTCGGCGCTTTTCTCCCTGGTGTCCGGCGTGCCGGGACTGGTCACCACGTCCAGGAGGCTGGTAATGTGGACGGACGTGCTCCCCGAGCAGCAACCGGCGCTCTACCAGGCGCAGAGAAACCAGCACTCGCAGCCGCGTCCTGCGGGCCTTCCGCTCAAATGGACGCTGCTGGCCGATCTTTACCTTTACGTCAACTGCGGCGGCGATCCGCAGGCCCTTGCCGCGCCGCTTTTGAACAACTTTTTGGACGCCATCGAAGCGGCCCTGGCGCCCCCTGTAGGAAAACCGTTTCAGACACTGGGGGACCTCGTTCAGCACTGCTGGATATGCGGCGAGGTCATAACCGATGAAGGAACGCTCGGCGCGCAGGCGGTAGCCATCATACCCGTAGAAATACTCACGGTATGATGGCAGTGAATAGTGAACAGTGAATGGTGAATAGATAAAAAGACAACTGCAGTGAACTAGTCACTAGTCACTAGTCACTAATCACTGCCCCTAAGAAAGGAGCAAGCCATGCCTCAATACGCTTTCGGCGCGGGCAGCCTGTGGGGGGTCCGGAATGATTCGAACGCCCCTGCGGTTGTCACGCCAAGAAAATTCGCGATCCTCCAGGACGTGCAGTTCGACTTCTCCAGGACGATCAAGCAGCTCGTAGGATCATACAACCTGCCCGTGGCCCTGGGCGCGGGAACCATCAAGACGAGCGCCAAGGCGAAGGCGGCCCGCATTTTCGCCGGCGTCTACGCGGACCTTTATTTCGGCGCGACTCCCGTGACCGGCCAGACCCTGATCTCCGAAGACGAATACCAGGTGATCCCATCGACCGGCCTCACGTCCTCGCCGACCCTGGCAATCGGGGGCACAACCACGGCGGTCGCAAGCGCGGCCTTCACCTATAACATCGCCGGATCGTCTTACAATAAAGGCGCGGTCGCGGCAGGTACGGCCCTCGCCGCAGGGACGGTCCCTCAGAACACCTGGGGTCTATACCTTTTCAGCATCAACGCCGCCGGCACAATCGCCGTCACGGCCGCAGCCGGGAACGGCACGGGCTACTCGACCGAGGCGCTCGCCATCGCCGCCATGCCGGCGACTCCGGCGAATAGCGTGGCGATGGGCTATGTGACCGTGATGAATACGGCATCAGGCGGATTCGTCGCCGGGACGACGGCCCTCTCGGCAGGCACCGTTACGGCCAACTATTACAATTCGGCCCTTAGCGCCAGCGTCATCCCTACCAACCAGGGCACGTTCACCCAGGACCTGGGCGTCTGGTATTCGGCGACCGGGCTATACCTCCAAAGGGTAGCGACGGTCACTGCGCCGGGCCAGTACAGTGTCACGGCAGGAGGCGTCTATTCGTTCTACCAGTCCGACATGGGCCTCGGGGTGAATATCTCTTACAGCTACACGGTGAGCACCGGCCAGCAGATCACGATCACCGGGGCTCTCCTGGGCGTCGCGCCGACCTTTATGGCCTTTTTTAAGGGCCTGTACCAGGGGAAGCAGGCGACCTTGAAACTCAATGTGTGCATGAGCACGAAGCTGACGTTTGCGACAAAGTTAGAAGACTGGACCATCCCGGAATTCGATTTCGAGTTCGCGATGGACAACACGAACACGCTCGGGGTGCTGAGCCTGGCAGAGTAAAAGCGTCTCACCACGAAGGGCACGATGCTCCACGAAGAAAGAACTGAGATTCTATGTCAAAAAAAAGATGGGTTGCTTCGCGTCCTTCGTGCTCTTCGTGGTGAAAAAATATCAACTGGAGGAAGTAATGATCCGAGGAATACCAATCGAAATCGGCGGAAAGAAATACGATATGCCGCCGCTTGGCCTTGACGGCCTCAAGGTGCGCGAAGAGATCATGGGCCGCTATGCCGAGATGACCGACTTCGAACGCACCGAGGGCATGATCGAAATCGTCCATGCGGCCCTGGTCCGCAACTACCCGGACCTCACGCTCCAGGACGTGCGCAGGGACATTCACTCTTACGAAATTACGGCCCTCAGCGCGGCGCTCCCGGCGCTCTATGAAAAAAGCGGGCTGAAAAGCCAGGGGGAACCTCAAAGGGGAGCAGGGCGAAAAAAATCGACTGGCAGCAAGTCTACTGCCGAATAGCCACAGCCACGGGCTGGGATTTCCGGCGCATCGGCGACCTCACGCTCCCCGAGGTTGCGGACCTGTTTGACTACTGGCAGGACCACCCGCCGGTCCACGAAATGGTCGCGGCGTATCTCGGGATCAAGCCCCGCTACCGCGATCCGGACGAACTGGCGGACCCGGTGGCCGAGACGGAAAGATGGATGCGCATCGAGGAAGAATGCGCCATGCAGGACTTGTCGGGGCTGCTTGGCGCGCTGAGATAAGAGGGCTGAGTGCTGAGGACTGAGGACTGAGTAAAAGAGACCTCAGAAGTGGGAAAAAGCTTGAAGTACTCGCGGTGATGAGAAGCCCTCCTGGAGGCAAAATTGAACCAAAGTGGGAATTCTTTACTGCTCAGCACTCAGTCCTCAGTCCTGGAGGGAGCGTAGCGACCGATGTCTGACGATAAGGCCGAGGTAAAATTCGGGGCGGACATAGGCGAACTCAAGGCCGGAATGGCCGAGAGCAGCGACGCGGTCAAAAGCGCCCTGGACAACATGAAGTCCAGCATGGGGAATGCCGCCTCCGCGACCCAGGCCGAGACCGGCAAGATGGGCGCGGCCTTCACGGATATGCAGTCACAGATCACAGGGGCTTTAAGCGGCATACAGAGCAGCATGGGGATGTTCACAGGCGGCTTGGCCGCACTCGTCGGGGCTCTCGGCGGCGGCGCAATGTTCAAGGGCGCCATTGACGGCGCGGTAAAGTGGGATGAAGAAGTCGCAAAGCTTTCCCGGACGCTCGGAATTACAATGAATGCGGCCTCCGCGCTCAATACCGGCCTGCACCTTATAGGTTCAAGTGCAGACGCCTACACCGGGGCGCTTATAAAGCTCGACCGGCAGCTCAAGACCCATGAAGCGGACTTAAATGCCCTGGGCATGGTGACCAGGGACGCCAACGGGCACCTCGTTGACGGCGAGA